CTTCACCTCGATCAACAGCACGGGTCGTATCCTGTGGCTGGGCACTCCCCAGACCATGGACTCGATCTACAACTCGTTGGCGGTACGCGGTGTGTCCATCCGCATCTGGCCGGGCCGATACCCGACCGAGGTGCAGCGCAAATACTACGGGGCGAACCTCGCACCCAGTATCCAGCGTAAACTACAGATCGACCCAACCTTGGCATCGGGCGGTGGCACCCTGGGTAATCAAGGGCAGGCTATCGATCCTATGATCCTGGACGAGCAGACCCTTCAGAAGAAGGAACTCGACCAAGGCGAGGCTTACTTCCAATTGCAGCACATGCTGAACACCACGCTTTCCGACGCGATGAGGCATCCCCTCAAGCCCGAGAAGCTCGTGATGCTGTCTACGGACGGCCACCGGATGCCCCTCGTCGTGGTTCGAGGCATGTTCGACACCCACCGGGTGGACAAGCAGGTCTGCGACTTCCCATTCAAGCTCTCCATCCCGCATGAGACGAGCAAGGAAACCGCCCTATTCCAGTCCATCTGGGCCTACGTTGACCCCGCCCCTGGGGGCGCCAATGGGGATGAGACCGCCTACGCCGTTGGCGCGTTCCTGAACGGGAACGTGATCCTCCTGAGTGTAGGTGGTATCCCGGGTGGATACGAGGAAGAGAAGCTCGAAGAACTCGCGAAGCGTATCACGAAGTTCAAGATTGATGGGGTAACCATCGAGAAGAACATGGGCTTCGGGGCATTCCGTCAAGCCTTCACCCCAGTACTCCGCAAGTTCGCGCAATGCCAGATCGATGACGACCTCGTCACGGGTCAGAAGGAAGCGCGGATCATCAACACCTTGGCTCCAGTCATGGGCCGTGGCGCACTGCTGGTGGACGAGGCTGTGATCGATGAGGATAGGGAATGCTGCGCGCGATACGCACCAAGCCTCCAGCAGTCCTACTCGCTGTTCCATCAGTTGGCGAAGATCAGCATGGCCCGGGGTGCGCTCACCCATGACGATAGGGTCGATGCCGTCGAGGGTGTGGTTCGCCACTTCCAAGAGAGCATCGCCCAGGATCAGAAGAAACGACTGGCCTCCGTACAGGCCAAGGCATTTGCCGAATCGATCAAAGACCCCTGTGGGCATGACCGATACAACACTCGACCAACCGGTCGGGCCTCCATGCTGAAACGGCGACGTTAAAGCAATTCGTTTGGGTTAACACCAGTTCCCATACAACCACTAAGGATACATCATGCGTGATACCGACCTGCCGTCCCCCGGCCTCCTCTCCAACGGCTTCCTCCTGCGCCGCACCGCAGCTATCGCCATCAGCGCTGTCCAGATCGCAGCTAGCAAGACCGCTGGCGGCAAGACCCCGGCTGCGGCCAAGCTCCAAGCGTTCTTCACGGGCTGCGCTACCGCACTGAATGCCCTGGTGGACATCGTGGCTGCGACCGTCACGACCCGAGTCCGCACGGCTGCGAACACCGCGACGATCACGTTCTCCAGTGCTCTGATGCCCAGCACCTCGGTGCCCAAGACGGCCTTCGTATTCACCCCCACGCGCACGGTTACTGCCGTCAACGTCACGGGCAGCACCATCGTCATCACGGCGACGGGTGTCATTGCCACGGACAGTGTGGCCTACACCGCCCCAGGCATCCCCGCAGGCGGTGCACTCGACCAAGAAGGCAACGCTCTCGCGTCCTTCTCCGGCGTCCTGGCATAAGCCATGAACAACACCACCAAGATCGCGGAAGCGGTTGCGATGGTGGGTGTTCGCCGGCTGGCCTCTGGCCTCGTGCTCTCTGCTGCAGGCCTCTCGGCTCTCCAGGGGCACGAGGCTGTGGTGCAGAAGGTGTATCTCGACACCACCGGCACGCCTACCGTGTGCATGGGGCATACCGGCAATGACCTCCCCAAGGTAGGAACCGTCGTCTCCAAGGAGATGTGCGACCACCTGACCCGTACTGATGTGCTCAAGTACAGCCGGGATGTCCAGGAGTTGGTCAAGGTGCCCATCACCCAGGCCCAGTTCGATGCCCTCGTGGACTTCGACTTGAACGTTGGCCGCGGTAACTTCGCCAGCAGCACTCTCCTGCGCAAGATCAATGCAGGGCAGTGTATCCCCGCTGCCTCCGAATTCGCCAAGTGGAACAAGTCCAAGGGCGTCGTGCTCGGTGGGCTAGTGATCCGTAGACATGATGAGGCGACCGCATGGCTGACTGGCTGCTGACCGACGACATGCTTGCAGGCTGGCATGATGAGTTGAATGCCAAGTGCTTTGACTATCAGCTTCCCCGGGCTACCTTCTACATCGGGCTGTGCCGAGACCCTGTACTCAAGGATGACGACTACGAGGCCCTGTACTACGCTGACTATGTCGGCAGGGGTACTATCTTCATTAATCCCCGGTACTGCACCAATGGTACTGAAGCCCTGGCTGCACTCGCCCATGAAATGATCCACCAGTGGCAAGACCTCTGTGGACTCCGCCTCGACCATCGTGCTGTATTCCAAGCATGGTGCCAACACATCACTGAAATCACAGGACTTGTCCCATGACTCTCTTGTACAAGCTACTGATCGAGGCAGGTATCGTGCTGGCCCTCGCGGGTGGCGCTGCCTTCGCTATGCACCGGCACGATACCAAGGAATTGGATGCTGCCGCAGCTGCAAATACCTCCCTGACCGAAGCCAATATGCGCCTCGTGGCTCAACGCGACGTCGATCAGGCTACCCTCGTATCCCTGAGCCAGAAAAGGGCCGATTTGGGCCGTCAGAGCGCCCGCACGCATGCTTCCCTGCATGCTGCAGCCGCCTCTGCGTCCGATTGGGCCTCCACGCCTGTCCCGAAGGAGGTGCAAGATGCTCTCCGCCCGTAATCTCCTCGCTATCAGCATGGTCATGGCATGTTGCGCCTGCACCACACTGCACTCCCAGAGCCCGCCCGTGGTTATCGTGCCCCCGGCAGACCTCACCGCGGACTGCGCAGAGCCCGCTGGCAGCGTTAAAACGAACCAAGAGGTGTCTGTGTACCTCCTCGACCTTCGAGACGCCCTACGGAGCTGCAATGCGCAGCTAGGGGCACTCCGTGACTGGCTCAAGGCTAGTAAGTAGCGGCCTAAAATGATGCGGTAATGCGAGGGTGGACCTCCGACCGCTGCGAGCGCGCCTACCCCCGTAGGCCCTCCCACGCGCGCCTGCGCTCGCACACGATAACGCGGGATTGACGCGTGCGGTATCGCGTGGCCGTAGGCCCGGGCGCAGCCACCACGGGCGGTATCGGGCGGGCGCGGTGTCACGCGTGCACATCATGGCTGTGTCGAGCGCGTGCATGGGCGTGCGGACTGGCTGGGTGGGTGGCGTGATGGTAAGCAGCGCGGGCACAGCGGCTATCTGTCTGCTCGATCCTGTCTGCTTGCTTCGCCCTGGTCACTAAGGGTTTGTCCTATCTATTCACTGCCTAGGCAACCATGTTCTACTGCAGTTGTCGGCGGTTCTGCTGCTGGCCCGGATGGATAGCGGGTTTACCCTCTAGACAGCCGGATGGTAAGCCGCTAGTATCGGGCTTCGCTGAGTACAGCTTGCTGTGCGAAGCACTACGCTCTTTAACCCTGCTGCCCCTTATTCAGTACCCTTATTGCACAAGGCGTGACAGAAGCTCATCTATTCGGACGTAGTCCATAGCCGAGCCATAGACCACGCTAGTAGCCTTGCCCTGGAGACAGAGCGAGACCAGTGCTTGACAGACCTGGATTCGAGGCGTAGGATGAAGGCTCCAGTAGACAGTCTCCCTCAGAGACCGGACAGCTACACCATGGGACAGACGCTCACTTGCCTAGTGCTCAGAGCCACCCAGTAGCAGGACGGACTAGACAGGCTGTTGACAGAGTGACCGGACTGTGGTAGACTGCAGTCCAGGCAGTACCGGCTTCCAGCTGACGCTGGAGGCACTAGGGTAAGCACCTAGTTGACAGGATAGGGCAGACAGGTTACACTGGATGCCAGGATGAAGAGATAGACGCAGATGTCGCTCCCAGCGTTAGCTGGAAGCCCTGCTACTGTGACAGGGAATCCAATCCCGTGTCAGGCTACCCGAAGGATGAATAGGTTCTGAGCATGACTAGAGCATGCAGAGCGGCTACCCTTCAATGGATGACTGACTTGACAGCCGGATGTACGCAACGGACTTTGCGCAATAGCAGACAGACTCTGCGACGACAATGGGTAGCAGGTATCCCGTGTCATGCTTGAAGGATGAAGAGTCCTTGGTGTGAAGCGCAGTACTGAAGTATCCTAGGTCAAAGACCAGCTGGAACCTGCTTGCAGGGTTATGCCAGCACACTCACTAATAAGGTTGACAGCCTTATCTGTTAGAGTGCAGATTAGATGATAGAGCGCAATAGCCTACTGCATATCCTGCCGAGAGGCCAGCGGTCTGCAACAACAGCATGCGACACTCCAGCGCAGTATGGACTAACACTCGGTTGCAGCGACACCATCAAGGGACGTAACCCACGATGCCTAGCCTAGAAGCCGATGAATGCCGGAGCCTCTGGTGAGCTACCTTGAGCGGTAGTGGTAGGAATAATGCTCTGTCATCTAACCTGCGCTTTGCAGGGACAACCATGGACTACCATGAAACTCCTGTCTAAGGCCGATCTCCCGAAGGCCATCGAATCCATCACCAAGCGCGGCAAGGTGCTGGACAATGACATCCACATCGCCGCATGCTCCTGCATCGCCATCAAGGCGGAAGCCGGCGATACCATGTTCATCAACCGCCTGTACCTCGCGCTGCCAAAGGGCACTCGTGCTGCGGCGCTGACGAACTGGCTCTTGGCCTACGGTGGTGTCATCGCCAACGACGGCACCAGCGGCAAGCCCAAGGCCGAACAACCCTTCCTGCACACCAAGGACAAGCCTGTCCGTCTGGAGGAGGGTAAAGCTGATCCGTGGTTCGACCATGCACCGGACAAGAAGCCCGATGAAGTCTTCGACATCATGGCAGCTGTCATGGCGATCATCAAGAAGGCCAAGGGCAAGGAATTGGTGCACGGCGAACTGCTGAGCGCCCTGGGCGCCATCGTCGAGACGGGGGCACTCTCATTGAGCACGGCGAGCGACGAAGCGTCGTCGAGCCTGTCCGAAGAGAGCGACGAGCACGACCCCATCAGCCTGTTGTCGAAGTCCCTCCTGCCGGTTCCCGGCATTGACGTCGCCAAGGGACTGATCGACGGCGTGCCTGCCACGGCATCACACTGAGAGATGGCGCGTTCAGTAGGTCTTGGCTGACACCTGCACGCTGTCCGGGACGACGTGGACAAAGACTCTAGGCATCCTACTTGGGTGCCTAGCCCTTTGCACATGGAGGTAAGCATGAACAGACAGCAAGCGTTCGATAAAGCCCTGAATGGCGTCCGTGCCCAGGGCTACCGTAAGGCCATCCGTGCTGGTGGTTGCCAGTACCTCGCGGAGCAGGGCCTGCGCTGTGGCGTGGGCCACATGCTCTCGGAAGAGGCCGCGAGGGGTGCCTTTGGCTCGATCGGTGCCATCATGGCGGGAAAATACGACGGCTCCAAAGCCGTGTGGCCTACCCTCTTCAAGATCGAGTTGGCAGGTCTCGACGTGGACTTCCTGAGCGCCTGCCAGTGGGCGCACGATTCTATGCTGTCGTCCCAGGAAGGCCCGCAGCCCGCATGGCTCATCGAGTCCTTCGAGACGCACATGCAGAGCATTGCACGGGACTTCGGAGTGACCTACACGGCGCCGGTGCAATCGTGAACTATGTCGCCGCCTGCCAACTGGCGAAGCAGCAAAGCCTGCCCACGTCTGGCGACCCCAAGGGCTGCTGCACGAAGTACGTGGAAGCGACCCTCTTGCCTAGCTTGCACGATCCGCTCGTGGTGGCTCTGACAACCATGGTGAGCCTACCAGGCCTCGATCCGACCGGCTACACCACCACGGACTGGTACAGCGGCGCATGCGTTGCCTGCTACCACGACGGTAGGTGGAGGGACTTGCGATGAGGCGCCCTGACCCGCTCACCCTATTCGGCCTGACCTGTGCCCTTGCACTCGTCAGCGCTTGCCTCTGGTGCGGGCACCACAGCATGCCTTACTAGAGCCCTTGTCCACAAGGCTTTCCCCAAGCGACAGGACTTGTTCGTCCTGGACTACCTCCTGCGCGGTGCATCGGCTGCGATGTCCGGCACCTACAACTGAAGGGCATATGCGATCAATCCCACCCCAACACCAGACCGACCCCAGCAAGCTCCCGGGCCAGATCGTCAACCAACCCTCCTGGGATACCCAAGGGCAGGAAGACATGATGGATGACATGGCGCTCCATGCGTTCATGAACCCCAAGCCTAAGCCCCAGCCGGATAGCACCCTGGGAGACTACATTCGCCGCAAGGACGATAACCATGCAGGCATGCCCGTGACGCCGGGCGAGGCGCTCTGTTCGAGGATCATGCGATGACTCTGCTCACCTCCACCGGAATGCGAGAGACCGCCCGGCGCATCCGTTGCGCTAGCGCCTCTCAGTTCGTCTGCATCGCCGCCAGGTCCGTGCACGTCCCGTCACGTGAAGGCACGGAATGGCTCAAGCAGGCCGCCATCCTGAAGGCGGAACTGCACGCCCTGCTGAAGCGTGATGGCTTCATGATCGACGGCGGCTGGCGTGAACAGCGCAGTGACGAGCACAGCTTCACCGCCTTCTGCGATTCCAAGCACAAAGAGCGCGTCGAATGGTGCGAGAAGATCGCCGACGAACTGGAGGCCCAGGGCCGCTAAACAGCGCCCCGGGCGGGTTGCTGCGAGACTGCAGTCATGTGGGTTAAACCACATCGTAGACGGGTTCGACTCCCGTTAGGGGCCCATTCCATAAACCGTGCCCGTGAGGGCACCTGAGAGCAGCCTGCCAACAATGCGCAACGTCGGATGTCCGGAAGGCTCCGATGCTAGGTCAACTAGATACGCAGGCTGCTCTCAGGTGCGTTTGCACCACACTTACCCAACCTGCCGCAAGGCTCACCGTTACAGGAACATCATCACATGGCACAATCCAATCGTCAGAAGCTCGCCGCCGTCGTCGCCCAGATCGCCCTTCTCGAAACCAAGCGCGCTGAACTCGAAGTCGCCTCGGCCAACGAAGTGGACTTCTCCAAGGTCGTCGCCGGCGCAACGGTCTCGTTCAACTACGGCAAGGCCCCGAACGTCGTCGTGAAGACGGGCTCGGTCGTCGGCGTCAAGGAACCCGCTGCAGGCACCAAGGGCGCGACCCAAGTCCGCGTTGCCGTGGGCGAAGGCTTCGACGCCGTGCTGCACACGATCTACCTCCCGCAGATCACGGCCATCGCCGACGAAGCGGCGACGGAAGAACCGCAAGCCTAAAGTCCGCATCAGCGGCCACGGCCAAGGTCACACCTGGGTGAATGCTCAACTAGGTGTGGGTGAGGCGCGGGAGACGTAACCCGACCGATATGCCACGGAAGTAGGACGTATCGGCGAGGGGCTAGGCAGGGTTCGATTCCCTGTTTGAATGGTGATGGGTCGCTACCTGATCCTTAGCTCCTCGCCGATGCGCCAAGCATCAACGATCAACAATCCACCGGAGGCGCAATGCCATCACCCCGTTACCAAGTCGCCAAGCTCGTTGCCGATGCACTCAACGCACTCGCCCGGGGTGTGGTGCAAGCTGCGAGCAGCATCGAGTACCACATCGCCGAGTTCCATGCGAAGATGGAAACCAAGGCCCACCTGTTCGCCCAGTACGCTGACCAGCGGGCCATCGAGATCGCCGAGGACGCCCACGACAAGCTCATCGCCACCCATCACAGCACGATGAAGGAAGCCAACGCGATGTACGAGGCCGCGCAGCGCGAAGCCCATCGCATCCTCGCCAAGGCCAAGGCCGACCGAAAGGCCCTGGTAGACACCGCCGCCGATGGCTGCGACGAAGTCCGCCAAGCCCTGCGCAAAGCCCGCGACTGGCACGACGCCTGATGCACTTCCGCCACGATCCACCGGTCGGGATCGATGAGGCCCTGGAAGCTGCAGGCGTCGATCCCGACTTCACCCCCACAGACAGAGTGCCCGAGCAGGGTCTGTGGGCCATCCGACAGAGCTACATGGAACAGAACGGAGAGAGCGATGACTGAAACCATTCACCGGCTCAAGCAACAGGAGACCGCCGCGATGATGGCGAACTACCTGAACGAAGGCCCCTTCACCAACATCGCAAAGCAAGCCTGCACGAAGCTGGCCGCAATGCTCATCGAGACCACCAAGCCCATGACCTCCACCCAACTGCAACGCGTCCGCGACTTCGTGAACAACCAGCCCAGCTTCACGCTGGCTGAAGTCGCCCTGGCGACCGGTTCCAGCGAGGCTGCGGTCTCGGCGAGGCTCCGGGACATCCGTGCCATGGGGTACGATGTCATCTGCACCAAGGTCAAGGGGGAGAAGCAGCGACGCTACCGTGTCAACCCGGCCCCGAACGGCGTGCTGGACACCCCGAAGCGCGGCGGCAAGGACGTGTCACTGGCGAAGCTGAAGGAGATCGCCGAGAAGGCCATCCGCGACAACGGCTACAAGGCCATGGCCGGCGACTATGTCGGCTATGGCGGCTTCAAAACCCCACGATTCGCGGTCGAGGCCATCGCTCTGTATCTGCAGGGCAAGACCACCGCGTGACTCTCAGCCGCCAGTCATGAACTCACGACCCTTGGTGGACAGGTTCCACGAGAAGTACACCAAGGGCGGTGAGGACGCCTGCTGGCCGTGGCTTGCGGCGTGTCATAAGGATGGGCACGGCAAGATACACGACGGCGGTGTCCGTGGCGCACACATCGTAGCGCTGGAGCTTCACAGTGGCGAGGCTGCTGCAGGTCGCCATGCGCTACACTCGTGCGACAACCCGCCCTGCGTCAACCCAAAGCATCTGCGATGGGGTTCCAACACAGACAACGTCCAGGACTGCGTAAGCAGAGACCGACGAGATAAGTCCCGCCGGGCGCTCACCGATGACGACGTGAGATACGTTCTAGAAGCCCTCGCAGCCGGTGCGAGCGAGAACAGCATTGCCAAGCATCTAGGCAAGACTGGCTCGTGTACTATCGGCCGCATAGCCAAAGGAAAGGTATACCGTGACGTTGTCGCGAGACTCTTGGTGGAAACACACTGAACACCTACAGGTGGGTCAGTCCCGGCGAGTCCCCCACGATTGTGGCGAGGGCTCGCCTCTTCTCGTTTCGCGGAGCCATGAATATGGATACAGGGGATGGTGCTTCCGATGCTTGGACGGCGATGGATTCAAGCCAGCGGCAAGCGTTGCTGACAAGCTTGCTCAACTTCAGCGGCATCGAGAGGGCGATAGTTCGTTGCCTAGCGGAGCGACACTTCCTGGTGATGGACTGCGAGACGTACAGTCGTGGCCCGTGGGAGCAAGAGTTTGGCTCTATCGGGCGGGGCTGGGGGACGCAGACATCGGGCGTCTCGGCTTCTACTACCACCCGCTATCCGACCGCGTCGTTCTGCCCGGGGGCGATCCTGCTCTCGGATACTACCAAGCGCGAGCGTATCAGAAGGGCCGCATGCCTAAGTACATCGGCCCGACCCCCAAGCCCGCGAAGCTTCTCGTGCGGTTCGGGGAAGCCTTGGTGCCGACGCTGACGGAAGACATCCTCAGTGCTGCCAAGATCGGCCTCGTGTCTGAGGGTTGGGCTGTGCTTGGGACAAGCGTATCCTCTCACATGGTAGCCGCGCTGATGAAGCGTGGGCGCTGCAACGTAGCCCTTGACCCCGACGCAGCAGGCCGGCGTGGTGCTGCCAAGATCGTCAAACAACTCCGGGCCTACGGGATCACTGTGAGGAACGTAGAATTTCAGAAAGACCCGAAGTTGATGCCGCGAGAATCCTTGCGGAGAGTGTTGGTCGAGGGGTACGAACCGAACGAGGTTGCCTAGAGTGGCAAGGTGCTAAGGATGGGCACGGCTACGGTCAAGTCAATCGGCGTGTTGATGGAAAGCAGCGCAGGCTGCAACTCCACCGCCTCGCATGTATCGTGCAGCACGGGCCGCCACCGGAAGGAATGAACGATGCTTGTCACTCGTGTGACAACCCACCGTGCTTTGAAGGTGCCCACCTATCGTGGGGCACCCGCCAGCGCAATGTGCGCGACAACAGAGACCGCCTTGGAACCCACGCAACTCAGAAGTTGACAAGGGATCAGGCGTACTTCATAAAGTACCATTCGCCGAGAGGGCGCGGCTGTCAGGCCGCATTGGCGAGGGAATACGGCGTGTCGCCAGTAACTATCAGTCACATCATGACGGGCCGTCAGTGGGCTGACCTTTAAGGAGATTCTAAATGTGGGCAATAATCCTGGTGTTCGTTAGCGGCGCACACTATACCATCGACCTGCCTATAACGGATGTGGACTCAACGGAGGGCCGGTCATGCATGACCCAGGCCGCACTTGCGGCAAAGACCATTAACGCTTCGGACGTGAGCGACAAGGTCGAGAGTTTTATGTGCGTGAGGGAAGCATGAGGAAGATCAACGGGATTGAGAACGTGGACAAGATGGCGTTCGACATGGCGACCAGCGAAGTCCGCACGCAGTGCAACAAGGAGGCAGGCGCAGCGTGTCAGGCGACCCTCGCCGCCAAGCTGTCCACGCTGACGCTGCAAGGCAAGGTCAGCATCCGAGAGCACGGCAACCGCCGCGTCTACGAGGCTGCGCTGATGGTTGGCACGTTGGATGAGCACGACCGCGCCATGAAGACGGCGCGCATGGAGGGCCAGCGATTCGGAGAGCGCATCGGCATTGAACGAGGGTTGTGGGCAGGCCGGGAGGAAGGTCACAGGGAGGGCAAGCACGCTGCGGAAGCGGACTTCCGGCGCCTGCCCCTGTGGCGCAAGGTCTACCACCACTTCGCGGGGTTCTGATGACCTCCGGACGCTGGTGCTGCTTCTGCGGCGGGCAGGGACACCTGTCCAAAGACTGTCCGATGAGGCACTAATGGGCGGCTTTATCCGCAAGGTGGCCGAGACCGGCGCCACCACTGACCGCTTCCACGACACGGTTACGCGGCAGTATATAGAAACCCAACGATCCGAGGAGCGATTGCATCAACCCTGGATCAAACCCACAACCTGCGAAGGATGCGGAGCGCCTAAGGTGTCTCCAGTCTGTAGCTACTGCAAGAGGAATGTATGAGTCTCGACATCACCGTACTACAACTGCTCAAGCACCGGGACAAGTACGAAAAGCTCGCGAAGCACGTACCTGCTCGGGCGCTGGAGTCTCAGGTGCAGATCATCTTCTCTGACTTCGGCTCCTACTTCAAGGAGTTCCCCGAGTGCAAGGTCATTGACTCCGGGCCGTTCATGCTCTGGTTCAAGGGCTTCAAGCACAAGGGCCTGAAGGACGAAGCCTGCGCCGTGATCGACGGCC